GAGACTGTTTGTCTCTCCTGGCTACATCCCAACCAATGGGACCGTAGCCGTTGTAGATCAGACCTACAGGAGCTTTCACTCCTTTAGATTATTCTGGTTTGCAACTGTTACGCATCCTAGGCCCCAGGGAATCTCCGACTTGCCAGCGGGCAAGGGAGGCATCTTACTGGGTTTGGATTGGTGAAAAGGGAAGATTCGGACCTCTTTCCACGTCCACGCCTAAGGATGGCATATGAGCGACTTGTTTGAAAGGACAAGTTGTTTCGGATGGCCTCCACGGGCCTCTAGACAGAGGATCCAGGGGTTCCTGGGCTTGGTACCGCTTATAGCGGCCAAGCTCTCACCATGACGGATAACAGTGAGACAACCTCACGGTTTAACCACCTACCCCCGGAGGGGTGCCTACCGCCCATTGCTGTATTCATATGGCAATGCAAACGGAAGGGAACGGTTAATTATTATATTAATAACTAACATGCTAAACCTAAACACGACAACAAGAACCCTATGGGAAGCTTGGTTGAAGCGTTTAGAAGCAGGCCGTTCTTGGCAGCTCGTCGTAAAACGCGAGCGAGCTATGATCGGGGCGCTCGTCAGAGTGTCCCGATTATGGCTAGGCGACCTAAACCGATCGTGGATATTATCTATCGTATCTTTTACCCGCTTCTGTATGAAGTTACGGAAACACCGCGGCCCCAAGGGTTTAGCTATCTACTTGAAAACTTGTACCATTCTTCTTATGAAGGTGGTGGCAGGGGAAAAAGTAGGAGATCTATCACCTTACGGGTGCCGGGTGGCCCGAACCGGGTCAGGCGTACCGAGGATCATTCCGAAGATCCATCGGCAAGGAGTCCTGAATGGTGAACCACGGTTAATTCGATTCTGGATGACATTATTCGGTTTGTACCGAGTTCTGGATTTCAGAGTCTCATTCTCCGTCAACACCATCACTGCTCCCGCGCCTCCTTTGAATTTAATGGCTTACTCGTGGTTTATTCCCTATTTCTTCTCTGATCTAGAGAAGATGGGGTGTAAATTCGAGTTCCCGGAATGGGAACCATTAGAGTTAAAGAAGGCTGCGCCTGGAACCCAAACGGGGTCTAAACGGGATAAGGGGGGGGTTGGGGTGACCGAGCACGGGCAAAGAAGATTGATTTGGATTCAAACTTCGATGTCCGTTCTCTTTGAGCAGGCGGTTCAGTTTTTCAACTTTCCGTCATTGCTTTCAGCTCTCGAGAAGGTAGGGAACCTTCTCGGTCCTGATGCCCTTCCCCGTATGAAGACGTTTAGATCCCTGGTTCAGGGAACTCCAATCTTTCCTTGGCCCCTCGGTAAACTGGGTGTCAAGGAAGAGCCAGGGAAGAAGCGAGTGTTTGCTATGGTCGACTGGTGGACACAGACTTTGCTGTACCCACTTCACCGTGCCGTCTTCGGGTCTCTGCGGTTTATTCCGCAGGACTCGACGTTCGACCAGATGAAAGGGGTCCGCAGGGCCTGTGAGATAGTTCAAGGAGGATATGTAGCCTCCTTGGACCTATCTGCGGCTACGGATCGACTTCCCGTCGATCTGCAGTCTCTCCTCGTCGACTATATCAAGCCCGGTCTGGGAGCTCCGTGGAAAGAGCTCTTGGTCGGGCGGGCCTACAGGGTTCCGAAGAAGTATTCTTCCGTGGCTTCTCAAGTCCACTACGCATGTGGACAGCCAATGGGAGCGTACTCCTCCTGGGCCATGTTGGCTCTCACTCACCATTTTCTGGTGCAGATGTCGGCTCGACGATGCGGTATTACCGAGTGGTTCACAGGTTATGCCGTATTGGGGGATGACGTGTTGATCTGGGATCGTCACGTCACTCACCAATATCTCGAACTTATGAAAGAACTAGGGGTAGGGATCTCTATGCATAAGTCCCTTGTATCCAACAACGGGACTTTTGAGTATGCAAAGAGATTCATTGCCAAAGGGGTGGACTGCTCTCCGCTTCCTCTACGTGAGGCTGCGGCAGCTAGTTCCTCTCTGGACGCACTACTTCTTCTGATTTCTAAGTTTCGGCATGACTGGAGACCGGCGGACGTTTTAGCCTTCCTTGGGAAGGGGTATAAGGTACGGGGCTCCTTGAGCCGCCCATTGAGACGTCAGTCTCGGGTGGTTTCTCGGATTCTCGTCTTTCTATCCCAACCTCAGGTAAGTGCTATCTCGTTTGCCTCTTGGTACCAATGGTTCGGGATGGTTGGAATAAATTCATTCCGCATATTGCCTCTGAAAGATTTAGAACTCAAGATGAATAATCTTCTTGAGTACTATACCGATCATGCATATTCGGAGCATGCCCGTTGGATGCGTCCGACCAATTACGGTACGTTAGAATTTATTCCACCGCTCGAGCCAGCGGAGCCTGGTTCAGGCCTTGATCTCACTGATAAAGAGTTGGTCTCGCAACAAATCATGTATCTGTTGCTTCCTATCATAGGAGCAAAGATATACGATGCGGAGCAATTCCGACTTTCTCGACCTGAAGCGTTCAGCTTCACCGAGGAATCAGATTTTGATAAGGCTTTCCAGGCTTTCTCGGATTACATATCTCGTCTAGACAAGACGGAACGGTATATGCCAGATTTCTGCAAGATCAAACTTGAAGAAACGAAGCGTAGACCGGCTTCTTGGTGGATGAAGGTGTGGGAATTCGGGAGTGGCTGGGAGACTCAGTAATTTTTGTAGTCATCACTGACCCTTCCCGTTCCAAGGGTTCTTCTATCGGGAGTTGTCCCCAGGAGGTTTTCGGAGGTCGGGAAGTCCGATAACCTTAAGCAAGTTGTCGGAGGCTTATATAAAAGCGGCCTACAGGCTTGCTTAGGGGGTCTACATAGAGTCCTCTGTCCGTTTGTGTTGGTGAGGTAATGGCTTACCAGCAGACGAATACGTCTCTGTGCCCTCTTAAGTAGTTACCTGATAGAAAGCTCAATAAACGAGCAGCTATAGTGCTGATGCTTAGGATAAATCCACGCTCGTTAACATTGGTACGTTAACGATGTAGGTGTCGCTGAAGGGAGGATCTTGATTAATTCAGGAGAATCCTAAGAATTTAACACGCAACTGAGCGCGCGGGAC